GACTTAAAGCCATGAAAGCCGACTTATACCCAATGTACATATACGACTCTAACAGGATAAGAAATAGAAATGATCTGAACTTTGAGTTCAATAAGTTTGTCCCCGCCGATATTCCAGATGGTGGCAGTGTTACAGGAGCTATACAACCAATAAATAAGGCATCACCCAATCTTAATCTAATTGACTTCATCTATAACTCACTTGATACTTCAGCACAGAAAGCGACAGCAACACCTGAAATACAACAGGGAATAATGAGTGAGGAAAAAAGAACTTTAGGAGAGGTTAACATAATAGCCTCTAAGGTTGATACAAGATATTCACTGGCAGCTAAGGTATTTGGGTGGAGTGAAAGAGAGTTTTGGTATCACTGGTACGCCTTGTATGATGAGAACTTCGCTGAAGACATAGATGAGAAGGTTCTAAGGATCGTTGGAGCATTTGGAGCTAAGTGGAGACCACTAAAGCGTGGAGATATAATCACACATTTATTGCCTGATATAAAAATAGAATCAAGAGCTGTATCCAGAGCTAAGGAACTTGAAGAGAGAAAAATGATGATTGAATATATGAACCTCGTTTTCTCGGATGAGACAGCCAATAGAAGATATGGATTAAAACAACTGGGTAGATTATCAGGATTAACCAAAGACCAGATAGATAGGTTATTACCACCGACTATAGATGAAAGAATAGCTGAAGACCAGAATGAGATGCTAAACGAGAATAAATTAGTGCCAGTATTGCCTGAGGATGACCACAATGTGCATTTGGAGATACACGCAAAGGCTAAAGATACTGACGCAACATTTGCACATATAGAAGCACATAAAAAGGCATTATCTATTAAAAAAACTAATCCAGAGTTGTTCCCTACTGATATGGCAGCAGCTAACTTTGGAGCAGACCAACCACAAAGACAAGCACCATTACAGAATAGGGCTGTAGGAAATAGTCCAACGCCCGTTAGACCATCACAGACAAGTAATCAGGCAAACATAGTTCCTGAAACATATCAAAGATGAAAGAACTTTTTAAGACAAAAGAAGATATAGAGGCTGCAAAGGCTAATTTTAGGACATTAAAATCCCATGCAGGGTGGTTATTGTTAGTTGACATAGTTAACGAGAACATAAAGACATTGGAAAATCAGATACTAAATGGGTTTGACGAAGAGACTAAAGAAGAGATAGACAGGAAAAGGGATAAACTCAAGGCTTATAAGGAAGTAATAGGTACTCCAGACTTTTGGTTGGAGAGATTAAAAACGGCAGAGCCGATAGATGACGATAATGATCCCTATTACAAAGTTGACAAGAAACTTAACTAAAGATACAATATTCATGTAGTTAATTAAAGGAAAAACCTATACTATGAATGAAGAAATACAAGAAGAAATAATAGAGGAATCCCCAGAAGAAGGTTTAGATGAGGAATCCGATGAGGAATCTGAAGAAACACCTGAGGAAACACCCAAAGAAGTACAAGAAGATGAGTTAGATTTAACTAAGTTAGAAATAGAAACAAGACAGCGGGGGGAGGAAAAGATAGAATACCCCGAAGATATAGACCCAGACGATGTGAAGATAATCGGTACTATAGTTGAGAAGCAGACAGCGAGTGTTAAAAAGGCACTGCAAGAAGCACAGGATAGAGCAGAGGTTGATGCCTTTGTTCAGGAAAGACCTGAGTTTGCTAAATATAAGCCAGTAATATTGAAATATTTACAACATCCCGTATATTCAAACATTCCAGTAAAGAATATCGCAGCCATAGTTGCATCAAACGATCTGTTAAAGTTAGGAGCAGTTAAAGAGAGGGAGGCACAGGCTAAAGCAGATTCTACCAAAGATACAGGCAACCCAGTCAGGAAACCAGAGAGTGGAACAACTGATTGGACTAGAGCATCTAAGGAAGAGTTTGAATCCCAGAAGAGAAAAGTTTTGGGGATGCAGTAATTATTTCTTTGAAAGGAAATTATGAAAAAACTAGAAGAATTAACATTAAAAGAACTACAGCAAAAGCTAATTGAGTTAGGGATGTCCGAAGAGGATGCTAACGCATTTAGAACTAAAGCTGCAGCAATAGCTACTGTTAGTACATTGGAGTCTAAAAAAGAAGTAGATGATGGAAAGGTTGCATCTTTAGAAGATAAAACCAGTCCAGCAGAAGATAGAGAAGTTAATAAGAATTGGAAGAATAAGGCTGAGAAAATGAGAGACAGATTGTTATCTCAAAGGAAAGTGAGTATTCTAATCCCTCTTGAACCTACAGAGAGAGCTGGAGTTGTAGAGTGGAGAAAAGATAAAGATGGAAATGACTTTCAGGTTCATGTATCAGGAGCAGTTGAATCAGTGCAGTTAAACGGTTACAAATATTTTATTCCTAAGGGAGTATACACAGAAGTACCACAACAGATAGCTGAAATCATAAGTAAATCACAGAAGCAAACGCTAGAAGCGGGTAGCAACATGTTACTTGATAGGATTGACCCTAATACAGGCAGACCGTTAAAAGAAATATTATAACTATTGACTTGATTGTCTAATGTAGACTATAATATTTATTACAAGCGTATAACGGAAAAACCGAGACGCACCAGAAATGGTGTGTCTTTTTTTATACGAGTTTGATTATTTATTTAATGTATTTATTTAATGAAAGGGAATAAACATGGCAATTACAAAAAGAAGTGCTAACGCCACATCTGATGCAACTACTTCAGGTACGATTGCAAGAGAGGTGAGCAACTTTTATGATAGAGCTTTGCTTGAAAGAGCTATTCCTTCACTCGTGCATACAAGATTTGCACAGGTTAGAGATATTCCACGAAATAGTGGAACGAATGTTATAAAGTTTAGGAGATACGGTAGCTTAGCAGCTAACACAACGGCTCTTACAGAAGGTGTTACACCTTCAGGAACATCATTGAGTGTTTCTGACATCCTTGCGACAGTATTGCAGTACGGTGACTATGTAACACTAATTGATGTTGTTCAGATGGAAACCTATGATCCTATCTTGACTGAAACAGCCGAGATATTGGGAGAACAGGCAGGAGATTCCATTGATCAGCTGTGTAGAACAGTATTAGCAGCTGGTACTACTATCCAATATGCTTCAATAGCAACAGCGGATAATGAGATAACAGCTTCTATGAAGCTTGATAGAAAAGAGATAAAGGAAGCTGTAAGAACACTAAGAGGAAATAATGCTAAACCCATTACCTCTATGATTGATCCCTCAACTGGGTACAATACCGTTCCAGTAGGAAAGTCCTTTGTAGGTATAGTGTCTCCAGAGACAGCCTATGACTTGGATGAAGCCGATGGATGGATTCCAGTAGAGAAATATCCTAACAAGTCAAATGTTATGGAAGACGAGATAGGAGCATTGGCAGGTGTTAGATTCATAATGTCAACAAATGCTTATGTAGCGAAAGATGCTGGATCAGGTGGGGTTGATGTTCACTACACCATTATTCTTGGTCAGAACGCTTATGCAATCTCAAGAATATCAGGTGAGACATTGAAGAACATTGTTAAACCTCTAGGCTCAGCAGGGACAGCAGACCCGCTAGACCAGAGATCAACGAGTGGTTGGAAACTTACCTTTGCGGCTAAGATTCTAAACCAAGACTTCATGGTGGTAATACATCACGGAGTTTCAGCCTAAGTATTTATTTAAGGTTATAGGAGAATAAAAAATGGCACAAACAATAGTACAGAAAACACCAGAAAATATGGTGAGAATGGCTACGGGTACATACCTTGACACTGGAACTGTTGCTGCATACAACTTTGATGATTTGGGATTTCAACCCAGATATGTGAAAGTTATTAACACTACTTCAAATGATGAAGAGTGCTGGATTGAGGGAATGCCAAATGCTAGTGCTCATAAGAGACTAAAAGCAGGGGGTGCTTCAACAATTACCTCCAATGGTATTACAGTAAACAGCAGAGGATTTACACTTGGTCTGGATACAGATATAAATGTTACTAGTGAGCAAGTCTACTTCGTGGCTCTTGGCTGATGTTATTGCATTTAGAGAAGCCATATAGGTTTGAGTGGGCTTTGCTAAAGGGAAAGAAGTATAGTCGTAACAGGCGAGATTATATTTGGCTTTGCACAGCCTGTCATCGTAAATACGATGGGGTTAATTAGTTATGTGAAAGGTATTAAATTATGGGTAAATATAGTAATGCTACAGGTTCAAGCTTTGAACTAGAGAAACTTTTGGCAAGAATAGAATCTGGTGTTAAAGGTGATACAGGAGCTAAGGGCGATACAGGAGTAAAGGGAGATACGGGTGTAAAGGGAGACACAGGGGTTAAAGGTGATAAGGGTGATACGGGAGTTCAAGGTGACACTGGTGTAGCAGTGTAATAAACTTAATAGGGAGACGGGGGACTGTCTCCCTATTAGGTGGTATAATAGAGTTTATGAAAATAGACTTCAATAAAAAGTTTACTAACTTTAATGGTGAGATATTAAAAGACTCACAATCCCAGAAAGAATTGTCCTTAAAAGATGTGTGCGTAGAAGCATTGATGGTCGTTGACCAAAAAGAAGAAATAGATGGGGAAGAGAAAGTAAAACGCTACAATCTTGCTTTGGATATTTATAATGGGAAGAAAGAAAACTTATCATCAGAGGAAATTGTTTTGTTGAAAGAGCTTATTGGTAGGTATTTTTCAACGATAGTGGTCGGTCAGGCATTAAAAATGCTAGAAAACGATTAAAATCTTCTCTGATAAATAGTATAATTACAGTATGAGAAGTATCGTATTTGTAAATAATTTACAAGAGGTATTAGAATGACTCCTTTGCGATTGGCAGAATATGTAAGATATAAGACTCGTACAAATCCTACGACTCTTACTAATGCTGATTTAATCACTTTAGCCAATGTTGTTAAGGACAGGCTTGTGTGGAGAGCTTTAGAAGCTGATGAGGATTTATTTTTAGTACCGACATATCTAAACTTAGTAGCTAATCAAAGAGAATATCCCTTACATTCAGACTTACTATCAAGAATAAAAAGAGTTGAAGCTAAATTAGATGGTAAAAACTACATAAAGTTATATGAGTTTGACTTACCACAGCATTCATATCCTATTTCAACGGAAGCGGATATTGTTGCACATTTTGGAAACACAGAGGGTAAGGCATTTTTTGATATTATGAGAAACTCTATTTGGATTTATTCTGGGACAATCACAGATGTAACTGATGGGTTGAAGATATGGCTTAATACAGTAGTAGCAGATATTACATCTATGGAGTCAACAGTAGATATGAGTGAAGATCCCACGCCTACTACACATGGAATACCTAGAGCACTACATAAATGTTTGGGTGATGGCATGGTAATAGAGTGGAAGGAATCAAGAGAGAAACCCATTCCTTTAACAGAGAGAGAGATGATGTACGATAGGGAAGTTGATAGAGCAGTAAGCTCTCTTAAAAGAGCAAACTATGATAGAGATATAATTGGTTCAATACCCAATGAGGGTAACTATGGACAGGACTTCTGATGTCTTATTGTGATGATCAATATACAAAGGTAGCTAAACCAGTAGCACCATCATACACAGTGAAAGATAAACCAACAGCTAGTTATACAACAGTAGAGAAAACTACAGCTAGTTATACAGTTATACCTCAACCTTGTTTAGAACTACTAGCTATATTGACGGAGAACGGAATAGAGATACTACACGAAGATAGTAGAGTAATGATTACAGAGGGAGTGTTAGTTTAATTAAGGAGGATATTACTTTGGGCTATAGAATTAGTGATTTAGAAGCGTTAGCAGCAGCACCAGCAGGTGATGATTATATGGTGTTTGTTGATGTTTCTGATAAAACTCAGAACACAACGGGATCAACTAAGAAAGTAACTGTAGGTCACATGGCTGATGCTATTGGTACAGGGGATACTGGTGCTACAGGAGACACTGGGGTTCAAGGAGATACGGGTATTCAGGGTGACACAGGAATACAAGGTGATACTGGAGCAGACTCCACTGTACAAGGGGATACAGGTATTCAGGGGGACACGGGTATTCAG